GCTTGAGCATATCTGTCAACAGCACTATCGGATTCGAATAGAACACCACTGTTTGTAGCGCTGTCTTCGATTAGTACTTGTTCTGGAGATGCCTTAGTCCCTTTAGGGAAATAATTCTCTTTAATAACAGTTACCTTTTCGCGATAAAGATCTTCAGAATCTAAATCAATACCTTCTACAAGCTTTTTAAGTTTTTCAACTTCTGTAGAAGCTAGGTCCTTAGTCTGTTCTTCAAAAATACGAGTACGTTTGATTTCACTCAATTCTTTTGAAATTTCAATGTTAGTAGAAATTACACTGTTAAGTTCTTCTGTTAGTTCAGCTGTCTTAACTTGTAATTCTTCCATTACATCATATTTGTCTTCAGGAACTTCAATATAGTGTTCTGTGAACAATGTCTTAAGTCCGGAGATAAAGTCTTCTGCAATTTCTGTTCTTAGGCCTGCTTCGATAGCAACCTTGTTTTCTTCCAGCCATTGCTCAACTACGTAGTTTAGATATGTGTCTACTTTTTCAACTAGAGTCTCTTTGTACTCTTGTAGTTGTTCAACCATTTGTTCTTCTAATTTAGAAGATACTTTTTCCATTTCGTTATTAACGCGTGCAATAACTGCAGCTTCGAAAATAGATGTAGCTTTTGTTCTGAATTCTTCGGATAGATCTTCACCGAAGATTGCCATTAGTTGACCCTTAATGTCAACTTCTGTTTCAGCGATTACTTCACCGTCTTCTTCTGATTCTTCATTTGCTTGAGTCTTAACAGACTTAGCATCACCCTTCATAGGAAGAGGATTTGATTCTTTAGACATTTTATCTGCTGCAGTATTTTTACCTGTAGCATCTAAAACTTCTTCAGTTTCAGCATCTTTAGAATTGCCTTGTCTAGGACGAGTTGCTCCGTCACCAGCGTTGGCAGCTGTACCTGCTTTGGAAGTATCTTTAGTAGTAGAAACAGTTACTGTTCCATCTGCTGATACTACTTCGTGTTCTTCATTTATTTCTTTGGACTCGCTAGCGCGCCCTAGTAGTTGTTTAATTTTTGCTTCAACTGACATCCTGGTCTCCTAAGAGTATGTTTTAACGGTATATTTATACTATTTGGTTACTTGATAGATCGTAAGAGCTGTTCAAATACCTCTAGTTTTGCCTGGTTAAGATTAGCTTTAGAAGCTTTTCTAATTTGTTTCTGTGCGTTCTCTATCTGTATAGGTTTCCACATTCCATTCTCAAGAATCCATTCTGCAGATTCCATGATGCCTTGAACAAAGGCATCCGGTGCGGATGGATCGCTAACGATGTCAACTGTAGCAAGATGGAAGTCATCTTGTACTTCATTCACGCCATTTTTTTCTTTTAGTGATCCGAGACCGCGAGACGATACACCAAGACGTACACCTTCTTCAATAAAGCTTTTAGCAATTTTACCCATTGGGGTATCTAAAATTTTAGCTTTACCTACTACATCATTACCTTCAAAACGAAGGCTGGTAATAAGATGCGAAACTTGGTTAAGATTAATTGACGGGTTAGGAGGATGACCCAGCTCACCAAGAGATCTTTTTTCTGTAATAAGATCTTGATATCTTACTAATTCTTTTTCCATAATACCTCTAGGGTACATGCGACCATTGCGGTTTGCTTTTTCCGCTTGCATAAAAATGCCTTCAATAAAGACATTCTTTGTTCCGTCTTCTTTTTTTTCTGTCAGGTATTTTACATCCTGAGTAACTTCTGTAATTAAGAACATTATAGTGATCCTGGTCCTTGATTTTGTCTATCTGGGTCATTAAAGCCAGAGCCTTTAGAGAACTGTACAATAACAGAGCTATTACCTGTACCAGTATTAATAGTTACATTAGCATGAGCTTGTTCATCAAGAACAACTCCTAGGTCTCTTGTTAGGTTAACAGAACCTTGACCGGCGCTCATGGTAAATACAACGTTTCCATTTCTAACAATTGTTGCAGATGATTGAACATCATATACAACATCAGTAATAGTCCAAAATAGGTTACCAGCAGACGTTAGAGGAATTGTCTGATCAGCGTACTGAACATCTGTATATGTAATAGTGATGGTATTAGCATCAGTACCTACAACTTTAGCAGCTGCTTGACGTCTGGTTTTCTTTAAAATATATTTTGAGATTGGCATTTATTATTCTCTTTTTATTCCGTTGGTGCGCCATGCACTTTTTTATATTTCATTTTAGATAACTCTTCCCTAGCAATTTTTTCTACAGGGGTTAAATTTCTTTCATCTAACTCTTCATTAAAATGGTTATGAGCAATAGATGTTTTTGTAGAAGAACTTCTTGGTCTTGTTAAATGTACAGTATCGCCTTCGCGGTGGGCATGGACTGTAGAATTAGTCTCATCTTTGAATGATGTTTTTTCTCCATCACCTAACTTAGCAATCGCTTGCTGGTGTTCAGGGTGAAGAGGATACGATGTACTTGCACCGTGATGAACGGTCATCATCTTACCCCAGGAATAGTTAGCTTTTTTAACTGTTACAGCTTCATTAACTTCTGTATCTTCAGCAACCTTCTTTGCTTGTGCTGTTGCAATGGCCATTTTCTTAGCCATTGGCATTCCGGGATTCTTGCGATGCATTGCCTTAGCAATTTCTTCTCGCTTAGTTTTTTCAGCAGGCGTTAAATGTTTTTCATCTAACTCTTTACGAATGTCTAGAAATGATTTACTTTCTTTATTCAAACGAGTCTTTGCAGCATCTTTCCAGTCCTGAGCAGATGGGGCATCAGGGTGATTCTTACTACGGCTTGTACCAGCTTTTTTACGCTTGTTCACATTGTAGTATAGGCCTTTTTTTACTTCTTCTTTAATACCAAGTTTTTGCTTTACCTCACCGTGGCTATGGTTAATGTTAGAAAGGTGAACTGTATGGTAATTGTCACTAGAACCTACTCCAGCAGTAATACCTTTTGATACAAGGTGTTGTTTAATAGCTTTATGGTTTGATACTCCACCAAGATGCTTAACATCAACTTTAAGTGTGTTAGAGGGTTGACGTTTATACTCAGCATTAGCATTAGCAGCATTTAATGGTGAAGCAATATGTGCCTCCTCTACCCCTTCAATTTCTTCTTTTAATTCACTTTGAATATAATCAGCAACAGAACTAACATAATCTGATGCTAGAGTAATTTTACTTTGTACCCACTCAGCCATATTGGTATCATCATCAAGCATATCATGTGCTCTTTGTGCATTGGCTATAATTGTACGTAACTGACCTTTGGCCATCTCACCTTCATAATCATATTCGTGTGGGTCTCTTGCTTCTTTAACTGGCTTAGCAGGTTTTTCGGTAGCTTGCTTAGCTTTTTTATCTTTTAATTTTTGATGCATTCTCATTAGAGCTGCACCACCTATGACAGCAGCTGCAAGTGTTGCACTTTCTGACTTTAACTTTTTATCTGGAACAGGAATACTACTTGGAGTACGCTTATTACTTGCATCGCTTTTTGCGCGTTGCTTGTTCTCAGCATTATACATTCTTTCTGCTGCTGATTTGCGAACTTCCGATAAAGTTTTATTGTTCTTGTCCATCTTCTTCCATTTCGTCTTCAGTGTCTTCTTCTTCTGAGTTAACGTAAATTGATTGAGCAACTTCTTGTTTTTTATCTTCTATAGCAGACGCCAACTTAGCTGAAATTGCAGCTTCAAAGTCGTCTCTAGCTTGAGTAACATTATCATCAACAATATTACTAATTAAATTATTTACAATGTCTTTTGTTTCCATAATATTTTTCCTTTAATTATTTATACTACCTGGCCAGTGCCGCTTCTTGATCGGTCGGTGGAGGGTTTTGGTTACCTGAATTAGAACCCCCTCCTGCTTGCTCTTGAGCAGCTGCATCTGGCGATGGAATAACTTGTTCAGAACCCGGCATACCAGGTTGAATAGTTACTGGATCTTCTTCATTCTCTTTTTCAATTTGCTTAACTTCATCTTCTGTCAACTTAAGAATGTTAGTACGTACATACTGCTTGCTGAAATACATACCCACATATGGAGACATGGTATTAAGTACATCTAAACGATTGCGTAGGTTTTCTGATTCTTTTAGTTCTTGATAGTATTGGTCTTGAGCATACTTATAGTCTAACTTATCTTTTAACTCATCCCAATCCTCGATTGTAATAATACCTTTAAGTACTAATTGAGTCTTAAGTAAGTCATCAAATAATGCTGAGAACTTTCTACGAATACGACCAACAAACTTAGCAAACTTTAATTCATCTCTAGAAATTTCAGCCTGTCTGCCAAAGTTAAATCCGGATGCTTGTTGTTCAAAGCGTGATGTAGGAACATTAAGTGATTGATATACTTTGTTTTGAAAGTAATCAATGTCAGCAATTTGTCCTAGATTATCTCCGCCTGGTAATGTAGTAATTTCTGTACCTCTACCGCCTTCTCTTCTAGGCAGCCAGAAATCTTCCAACATAGTCATAAATTTTCTATCGTCTTTAATTTCACCTGTAGTGGAATCATAGACAATTTTATTTCTATACCTGGCCATGATGTCTTTCATGTACTGCTCAGCTTTTAACTTAGGCAGATTACCGACATCAATGTAGAATATTCTTCTTTCAGGTGCACGAGCCATTCTATAAATGACTAATGAGTCTGCCATCATCTTTAACTGATTGACAGGCTTAATTGCTTTGTTTAGATATCCAATAACAACATTGCGGTCCAGATCCAACATACCTGAAGGTACAAAAGTAATAGCATCCGCGCTAATTTTAATACCGTTGTTGGGATTTGGATCAGAGCCTGGAGTTACAGATAACCCCCTCTGGTTATAGATAAAGAATTCATTGATAGACGTAATTACATCTACGCCTGAAGGAAGCCTCTCTTTCTTAACCTCACGTACTTTTCTAATCTTACGGGGGTCAACGTATCGAAGTTCCTGAATTCCTTTTTTCGTTTGCTTTGGATCAATAACTTTCTGATAGTACAAACGACCATCTACATACCATCGTCTAAAAATATCATGCGCTTTATCCTTGAAGTCAAGAAGGCGAATAATTTCTTTAAATTCTTTAGTAATAGATTTTTTTATACTATCAGAAAGATCTACGTTTTCTAGATCGATCTTTATCGGGTCTTCACTATCAATAGCCGCAATAGCTTCTGTAACTATCTCTTCAATAGCCGTATCTACATCTGGGTAATTGGAAATATCTCGATAGCGAGAGATCAGCTCGGATTCAGACCGAGCTGATGCATCTATATCAACATATGTTCCGTAATACCCACCTGCGGCAACGGTCGAAGTTCCATCGTCAGAAATAGGAGTTATATAAGACTGGCTTTTTAACTCCTTTTGATTATCCTCACGACCAATTGTAAATCCAAACAGATTTATTGCCATAATGTATTATTTCACTCTATTTTAGAAGAATGGTGTGAAGTGCTGATACTGGAATGTTACCTGGAATGTGGATACCTGGTCATTCGCACCAAAGTCAAGTGCAATCGGTGACATGTCAACTGGGAAAGCGTTAATCATGTTGAATTGCTTCAGCATGTTTCCGTTTCTATCCAATTGATATACCTGGATGTCTGCTTGATATTCAGCAGGAACAATGAAGCCCTGTTTGAATTCATAATCATCCATACCATTCATCCACTCTTCAAGCGCGTTTCTAATTACAAATCCTGTATCGTTAAGAACAGTAATTGTATATGGTGCAAATACGCGATCACCAGCAAATTTAACTTCACGACCACGATACTGTACGATTGCTGGGTTAACTGTTTGACCAGGTAACTCAGCAACAGATACTAGAAATGGTGATTTTGAAACCGCTTCAGCGCCGTTTACATAAGTTGGAAAAGATAACTGGAACATGAACTGGTTAGGACGTGCTCCACCGTCTGCAATAGCAGCCTTGAAGTTATCTACATTAAAAGTAGTAGCCATTTTTCTTTATCTCCTTAAATTAAGCGCCAACTGTTTCAAAAGCAATTCCGGAACGAGTTGCAATAAAGTTAAGTTGGATAAAGTTAATAGAACGCGCAGGCTTAATATAAATGTCAGCAACAAATTCATTGCGGTCAATAACTTCACCTGTGTTATTAGTATCATCACAAACAACTTTATAGTCTGTTAGTCCGCGACGACCTTTTACGTCTCTTAGGAACGGCTCAACTAGATTCTTAAATTGTGCTCTGGTGAATCCATCGTTGAACTCGAACAGTTGATATTTAGCAGCTGTTGCAATTGCTTTCTCAAGCACGATAAACAGTCTACGTACATTAATACGATCAAACGCACTTGGCTTAGCCAGTAAAGTTTTATCGCCAAACAACACAACACCTTGACCTGGCATAGCTACAACAGGATTAACACCTACGTTGTATAGGTAATCACGGTCTGTCTTTGTTGGAGAGTAGCTTAGTTTAACTACATTCTTAACTTGACCGCGCGTGAAACCTGCTGGAGAGAACCATGGGTCAGTTGAGTAGTCAGAACGAGCTGTGATACCTGCAGAGTCACCATTCAATGGAACCCAACGATATGTATCGTTGTAACGATCATATTGATATTTCCAACCGGAGTCTAAGAAAGCATAAGAGCTGCTTGTCAGTGTATCGCGGAAAATTCTAATCTGAGCTTGTTCTTGACCTGAGTTATTAACTACGGCTGCTGATGTAGGAGAAGCAAAGACAACCAGGTCTTTTCTAACTTCAGCAATACTTTGTGTTGCATAGTTAATAGTTGCAGCATCTTCAGCGCCCATTGGCATTAACGACACATCGTACTGTTCGCTGTTAATGAATAAGCTTAATGCTGACTGAATATTACCTGCAACTGGAACAGCATCTACACCACCCGCTAGAGATACTGATGTTGAATACAGTGTTGCGTTAGCTAGTAAGTTAGCATATGCAACACCAGAAGCAGCTTGTGTACCCCATGCAGCTACAGTTGCACTTGTTGCAACAATGTTAGCATTATGATTTGTCCACCAGATATACTTGGACTGTTGGTTAATAACATCCTTGTAGTAGCTCTTTGTACCGTCGTCTCTCTTACCATTAGATGCTTTAGAAACGTATGCAAAACGCTCTAGAACCGAACCTGCAGTACCTGTCCATAAACCGTCTTCATCAATAACAATAACGTGCATTTCGTCATTGGAACCACCTATTGCAGCAACAGACGTCGATGTCGAAGGAGCGCCTGTAAAGCTTGTGTTATATGCCCATGCCTGGTATGTATTTGCATCAGCGATTGCAACTTTTAACGAATTACCAAGCGTACCTGGATATTTCGCTGTCCATTCACCTAAAGATGCAGTACCTGTATTGTACGTTGATTCATATACATCTGAATTATTAATTTTTACAGCAGTACCTGAAGTATTTGCTCTTGCGTTTCTTGCTGCAGCACCAACAGAACGTACTAACTGAAGGTTGTTACCATAAGCTAGAAAGTTTGCTGCCGTAAAGAAAGATACGAAGTTTGTGTCATTTGGTTTACCGTAATTAGTAACCAAATCATTTTCTGAATTTACTGTAACGACTTGGTCTACAGGACCCCACTGAAAGTCGCCAGCGAATGCGCCGGCAGTAGTAGCAACCTGAGGTACGACCGATGTTAGGTCTTTCTCTGTTACTAGAACGCCTGGTGAAAGCTGAAATGCCATGTTTTTCTCCTTATAACGTTTTTATGACATGATAAAA